CACAAGTCTTTGACTCTAACGGTAATATTATTGATGAAGCTACTAACTTTGCACGTAAAGAAGTTACACTTACACAAGAGTTAACAGGCTTTGCAAAAGGTCTGAACGATGTATTTACAGCTACACCTCTAGCTAAACCATTCTTTTTGTTTGCTAGAACTGGTGTCAATGGTCTTGCACTTACAGGTAAATACACACCCGGTTTTAACTTTTTAGTTAAGGAGTTTAATGATATAGCTTTTGCAAACCCTAATAACTTAGACTCTGTAGCTAAATATGGTATTTTTACACCAGAAGAATTAGCTAACGCTAGAGCATTACAACTAGGTAGATTTTCTATGGGTTCTGCTGTAGTCTTTATGGCTGCACAGGCATGGATGCGTGGTGATCTAAATGGTAATGGCCCAGTAGATAGACAAAAAAGACAGGTATGGCTAGACGCTAAGTGGGAGCCAAGAACTATTAAAATCGGTGATGTACGTGTTGGTTACGATCAGTTTGAACCATTTAACCTTATTATGTCTACAATCGCTGACGTAGGTGATGCAAGTGAATTGATGGGCGAAGAGTGGACAGAAAATCAGTTAGGTAAAATATCTCTTGTTGTAGCACAAGCTATTACAAGTAAGTCCTACCTAGCCGGTATACAGTCATTCGTAGATTTATTTGGTGGCAGACCCGGACAAGGCCCACGTATTGTAGCTAGTTTAATAAACAATACTGTACCTTTATCTGGTTTACGTAATGAAATGGGTAGATTATTTACACCATATATGCGTGAAATAAACTCTGGTATTATACAGTCTATACGTAACAGAAACCTAGCAACAGAAAACTTTGCAGATAAACCGCTACCTATAAAGTATGACATGCTTAACGGTAAGCCTTTAAAAGATTGGGATTTCTTGACTCGTGCATTTAATGCTGTAAGTCCTGTAACTCTAAACTTAGAACAAAGTCCCGGTAGGCAATTACTATTTAATAGTGGTTACGATTTACGTTTATCTACTTATTATGCTCCTGATGGAACTAAGCTAACTAAAAATGCTGAAGTTAGATCTTTATTCCAACAAGCTATAGGTTTACAAAACTTAGAATTAAAGCTTAACAAACTAGCTAAAGATCCTAAGATACTAGCATCCTTAGAACAGATGTATGAAGATATAAAATCTGGTAGACGTGGTGACTTTGATGTTAGAGACTATTACCACGTTCAAGTAATTGGTTCGTTATTTTCAGCAGCACGTAGAAAAGCTTGGGCTTCAATAAGTAACAAGAGTTCTGTACAAAAGCTTATAATAGAACAACGAGCTGGTAAAATAGCACAGCTTAGAAAACAACAGCAAACAGCAAACCTCCTCAATATATACAAATAAATGGCAACAACATTCGTAGACTATACTGGGGATGGAAATGCAACAAAAGCGTTTTCTTTCCCTTCTATTCAAGAGTCTGATATAAAAGTGGAAGTCGATGATGTTCTAAAAACATCTGGCAACCACTACAACATAACAAGCTACACTACTACAGGTGGAGGTAATGTAGTCTTTACATCAGGCAATATACCGGCAAGCCCAGCTAAAATACGTATTCTTCGTGATACAGATGTAGATAGTGCTAAGGCAACTTACACAGCAGGGTCTTCAGTTAAGGCAGGCGATCTTAACAATAATAATGAACAGGTATTATTTGCTGCACAAGAAGAACAAAATCAAATAAGAACAAGTCGTATACAAGATATAGCAGTTACTACAGCTAAGGTACGAGACTTAAACATTACTACTGATAAGCTAGCTGCATCAGCTGTAACCTCAGCAAAGATTGCAGATGGTACAATAGTTAATGCTGATGTTAATGCGTCAGCTGCTATAGCTGGTACTAAGGTACTACCACAGTTTGGCTCACAAAGTATTGTAACAACTGGTACAGCAGCTACAGGTGCACTTACTGTTACAGGTAATATTATAGTATCTGGCAACGTAGATGGTCGAGATGTAGCAGCTGATGGTGTCAAACTTGACGCTATCGAATCTGGTGCTACTCAAGATCAAAGTGCTTCAGAAATTAGAGCACTTGTAGAAAGTGCTAGCGATAGTAATGTATTTACAGACGCTGACCACAGCAAGCTAAATGCAATAGAAGCTGGTGCAACTGCTGACCAAAGTGCGGCTGAAATAAGAACACTTGTAGAATCAGCAAGTGACAGTAATGTATTTACAGATGCAGATCATACCAAACTAAATGGTATAGAGACAGCAGCTACAGCAGATCAGACTGCTAGTGAAATAAAAACATTATTACAATCTAACAAAATTACTAATGCTGAAATAGCAGAAGGCACACTTGATGGCAGATACTATACAGAAACAGAATCTGAAGCTTTATTTCTTAGACAGGATTCTTCTGAAACTATAGCTAGTGGAGTTACATGGTCATCGTCTGATGCTTTTGTAGCAACTACTGCTGCTATAGATGCTCGTGTTATAGATCTTGTTGATGACGTAGGTGGGTTTGTACCTATAGCTGACGAGACATCTTTTCCTACAGCTAACCCTGACGTAAACAACGGAGCTGGTACTTTAGTATCTATCAAGGCTATCGGAAGTTCACGTACACCAAACTCTGGTACAGTTACTATTGCAAACGGTGCTGGATCTGGTAACACAGTTACTATTACAGGCTGTGGATCTACAGTTCTTGCAGCAGGCTTTGGTGCTATTGTAGAAACTACGACTACACTACATACCTATACTTTTCATAGATTAACACCTAAAGCAACAGAGGTTACAACCGTAGCAGCAAACGCAGTTAACATTGCAGCTGCCGGAGCTAACGTAACAAATATAGATAACTTTGCAAATAGATACCAAGTCAGTACTTCTGCACCAACATCTAGACCCGGTAGTGCGTCTTTAGCTAATGGTGATTTATGGTTTGATAGTTCATCTAACAAAGTTATGATGGTCTATGATGGTAGTTCTGGTGACGGATTTAGTCCTATCACACCTAACCAATCCGACCTAACTAACATTAATATTGTTGCTGGACAGATAACATTTACAGAAGATCTTGGTAATATTACTGATGCTGTAAACACTGGATCTGGTAATAACTCTGTTAATACAGTTGCTACAAGTATAGCAAACGTAAACACAGTTGCTGGAGCTATAGCAAATGTTAACACAACAGCTACAAGTATAGCTAATGTAAATAATGTAGGTGGGTCAATAGCTAACGTTAATACAGTTAGTGCGTCGATTGCTGATGTTAATAGATATGCTGCTGAATATGTAATACAAAGTAGCACACCTTCATCTCCTAGTGCTGGAGATCTTTGGTACAATACTACAGCAAACAATCTTAACTATTATACAGGTGGTGCGTGGGTAGCTATATCTCCCGGTATTGCTGGTCTTATAAATGACGCTAACCCTGCACTTGCAAATCATCTTGACTGTAATGATAAAAACCTAACCGAGGTTGGTACAGTCAGTGGTAATAATTTACAAATCGACTTCGGATCAATAGCATAATGGCAAAATTATTAAAACTAAGACGAGGGACAACCTCGCAACATAGTAGCTTTACCGGAGCCGAAGGTGAAGTTACCATAGACACAGATAAAGATGTACCTGTCGTACATGATGGCTCAACAGCTGGAGGTCATCCAGTAGCAGCGGAAGACTTAGCAAATGTTAGTTCTTCTACTATTGTAGGAAGGCTAGTCCAACAATCTATTCCAACATCTCATATAGCTTCTGGTGCTTTACCTACAAACGTAACAGTAGCAGATGCTAACATTTCTGGAAACTTAACAATAGCTACTGCTGACATTGTAGACGATGCAGTTACAGCAGCTAAGTTAGCAAGTAACGCAGTAGTAAATGCGTCTGTAGATGCAAGTGCTGCAATAGCTGGTTCAAAGATTGCTCCAGCTTTTACTTCAGATATAACTATTACAAAAGACAAGCCTAAAATAAACTTAGTAGATTCTAATCATGACCCTGATTGGGAAATCGAAAATGATGATGGCACATTTAGAATTACTGATACAACTAACAACTCAACAAAACTAAGAATATCAACTGATGGAACTGTATTAATACCAAATAATCTAGATGCCAATGGTGGTATTGATGTAGCAGGGCATATTACAGTAACAGGAAATGTTGACGGTGTAGACATAGCAACTAGAGACACATTATTTGGTGGCTTAACATCTAGCTCTGGAGTATTGACAAACGGCGTAACTGCAACAACACAAACCGCATCTGACAACAGTACAAAAGTTGCAACAACAGCTTATGTAACTACTGCTGTCAGTAACTTAGTAGACTCAGCCCCCGGTGCTCTTAATACTCTAAACGAGTTAGCAGCAGCTATGGGTGACGATGCTAACTTTTCTACAACTGTAACTAACAGTATCGCTACCAAGATGCCTTTGGCTGGTGGTGCATTTACAGGTAACGTTACTACAAGTGGTAATATTGTTTGGGGTGACAGCAACTCTGCTATATTTGGAGCTGGTAATGATTTAAACATATATCATAACGGCACAGATTCGGTTATTGACAACAATACTAATAACTTAGAGATTGTTACTCAAAACTCAATGCTGTTTAAAATTGCTGATGCAGAGTCCGCAATTATTTGTAACAAGCATGGATCAGTAGACCTTTATCACGATAACGCTAAAAAGATTGAAACCACAAGTACTGGTATTACAGTATCAAGTAATGTTAACTGTGGAAATGTATATTGCACTAACCAAATAGGATTAGATAGTACTGACAACATAACGTTTACTAATAATACTCGTATGGATGTTACTATTAATGGTAACAACGAGTTTAGATTTGAAGCTGATGGTGACTTCCATGCAGACGGTGACGTTGTAGCTTTTTCAACTACTACTGCATCTGACGAAAAACTAAAAGAAAACATTGAAGTAGTATCTGATGCTCTAGACAAAATAGAAGCTTTACGTGGTGTAACTTTTGACTGGAAGCGTGACGGTAAGTC